GGGAGCCTCCGAGCTGACGGGCTACCGATTCCGGTCCCTCCGGTGTGAGCGATAAAGAGTATGGCCCGCGTTGGACGAAATAGATCTAGAGTCTCGGTGCAACATGCACCGGGGTCTTCTAAGACCTATATCGGCAACACGCTATTTTCGACGGTCCCAGGTAACAGTATCACGTTGTCTTCAACGTGCGCTGACTCTGTGGGCCGCCCAATAGCTGATAGCTCGTTCGATAGTCGACAGTACAAAGGTTCGTACCCTCGACTAGACGGCGAGATATCGTACAAAAGCGCGCCAAATACTCGTGTTGTCTATGAGAATTTTGTGTTTGTGCCGCTATCGGACATAAATTCATATGTTCCGATGGCGCCACCCAGTGGATGGGAGTTGGCCACCGTTGCTAGGACGAATCCTTCGCGTCCGGTGACGAATGTCCCAATTCAAGCACAAAATCTCAAGCAACTCCCAGCTATGGTTCGCCAATTGGGGAATCTCCTGAACTCCCCCAAGAAGCTCCTCGACCCGAAAGGGGCCGCGGGCGCTTACCTTGGAGAAGAGTTTGGATGGAAACCCCTTATTGACGACCTAGAGAAGCTACTGAACTTCCAAAAGTACGCTTCAAAGCGTGCTCAGAAGTTGAATCAGTTGTCTTCTGGCTCTGGGATTCGCAGTAAGATTACTTTAGGTGGTTCTACGGTAAGCGTTACTATCCCCCATAGAAATACGGCGGGTAGTAACTCATTCACACAGATTTCACAAATCTCTGTGAAGTGGGATCAATGGGCTACCATTCATTGGCGCCCAACGACTCCACCTCCGTGGATCCCGAATGACGAAGTCAATGGTGACCTTGCCCGTCGCGTTGTCCTTGGATTAACACCTGAAGGCCTTGCAAAAGGCCTGTGGGATGTTATTCCTTGGACGTGGCTGATAGGGTGGTTCACCAATGTCGGGGATTACGCATTAGCGCACTCCTGGACTGTTCCAGCTGAGCATGGGGCTGTGTGCCTCATGAATCAGATGGTTCTTGACTGGTCAGCCGATCAGGTAACTGATACCAATGCTGCTAAGAATACTCTTCACGGCAGCGGTAATCTTAATCGTACTATCAAACAGAGATCTGTCAGTAGTACGGTCACACCAGGCGTCAACATGCCTTATTTGGACATGTGGCGACTGTCAATTTTAGGTTCATTATTCGTTCAGCGCTTTGTGCGCTGACGAATATGGTCCTATCATTGAGGTGAACTCTTATGCTTGGCACTACGCTCACGATTACTCTTGATGGTTCGGGGGGAACTGCAAAGATCCTCCCTCTCATCAACCAGGATGGGTACTCATCCGAGTACTTCTTGGATGACAGTACCGTCACATACCGTGCGAAAGTACGGCATTCACGTGACACTGTTAAGGCAGGTACACAACCCTTTGATCGTCACACTGTGACTTTCATTAGGTATGTGAAACCAACCTTGACAGTACCTCTTGGGTCGCAATCCGATATTGTATTCACGATCAGAACTGATCCGAATGCAGTCTCCAGTGACGTCATTGACGTCTCCGAAGCCATGTCTTTCTACATGGTTAAGGCTGGAGGGATTGCGGCGAAGCTTCTTGGATGGGAGTCGTAAGATTTCCACCCACTCGTGAGCTACTGCTGAGCCGTAGATGCCCATAAAGGAGTGATCCTTGACGGACAATCAGAGCTACGCAGAGTTTATCTTAGGCCTGTTGGCTGCACAGTTGAAAGATTGTGCAGCTCAGTACCCAACACTAGCCAAGGAGTTCACTAGGGATTATACCCGTCTGAGCTCCGCGATCGAGACACATGGGATCAAGTTTGCACTTGATACCCTTGTGGCCTGGCGCAAACACTTTGATCAGTGTTTGTGCCATGGGCGCCTAACCCGCTCACACCTACTGCATTCCAGCAGTTGGAAGAGAGAGGGAACAGTCCCTAAGTTATTTAGGGGTCTGTATCTGCGCGTTTTCGATCTAGATGGTGAGTTGAAATCAACTCCCGATCCGAATGCAATTTCCTTAATCCGGCAGCTCCTTGGAGTTGCCCGGAAGCTGGAAATTGATTGCGGTGATCTCGCGAAGAGCGAAGCTGTTCGTGAGTTCTCGAGAGTTGACCAAGAGGTCCGCTTGGGGTCCCAACTTTGGGATTCCCTTACGGAGCTTAATCCTGCTGAACTCGCCAGTCTCTCTTTAACAGAGGACTCGGTGAAATCAGAGGATAATTCCCAGGGAATTCTCCCTGGACTCTCGGTCTCGTGTCTACCATTCGGACATGCGTTGCGTATTCAGCAGGTTGCTGACTACTTCAGTGCATGTATGGGTCCCTTTGACCCAATAGACTCGAGGTTTCGACATGGACCTGGTGCGGTGTCTGACCAGCCTTTCGACTCGTATAAGTACGATTTCGAAAATTGGCCAGATAGGTTGGAAGAGTTCTTCCCCGCGGCTGATTTCGCAAGTGCGAATTATCTCGCGTGGTTGGACTCGACCTTGTACAAAAGTCCCGACTGCAAATCCCGAAAGGAATATGCAGCTAAGCTTTGCGCAGTACCTAAAACGATTAAGACTCCTAGGCTTATCGCTTCGGAGCCTACTTCGCTTCAATGGTGCCAGCAAAGCATACGAGACTTTATGTACCGCCGTGTTGGGAGCTCTATTCTCGGCAATTTTATCGACTTCGGTCGACAAAGCGCCAATGGAGAGCTCGCACTCGACGCCTCCCATACCGGTGAGCTCTGTACAATTGATTTGTCCAGTGCTTCAGACCGGATATCTTGTTGGTTGGTGGAGCGTATCTTTCGTCGCTCACCCAGCCTGGTTGGCGGATTCCGAGCAAGTCGCTCGTTATTCGTCAGGCAAGATATTTGTAAAGAACTCCCGCAGCACTTACGCTTGCGAAAGTTCTCCACTATGGGTAACGCGGTTACTTTCCCAGTACAGTCCATAGTATTCTTGGCGATCTGTCTGGGCTCCTTGCTCTATGCGAGGAACCTCCGCTTTTCGCCTAAGGTCCTACGGACACTAGGAAAGAAACAGGTCCGAGTCTTCGGGGACGATTTAATCGTTCCTAAAGACTGTGTTCGGGCTACTATCGAGGCACTGATCGCCTTTGGTTTAAAGGTGAACGATTCCAAGACGTTCACGGAGGGTTATTTCCGTGAGTCTTGTGGCGTTGACGCCTACCGTGGTCAAGACGTGACCACTGTAAGCGTCCTCAGTGTTCCGAAGCAGGCCGGTCCAGGATCCATCGTATCGTCGGTTGATGTGCATAACAACCTCTGTAGTAGGGGTTATTACTACACAGCAGCTTTCATACGGAAGACAGTTGAGGCTATTGGATATACCAATATCCGTAGTCTTGCGCATGGATCTGGATACTTCGGGTGGTATCCCAATTATATATCTCCTGATATCAAACTGAAAACTCGATATCAGAGAGATAGACAAGTTGGGCAAGTGCGGTGCTTGACCCCAAGGGTAAAGCAGCGTACAATCCCCCCGAGCGAGGGCGCCTCGCTGCTTCAGTTCTTTACTGAAGCGTCGAAGGAAGTCCAGCATGCGGTTTCGCATCTTGGGCATCCTGCAAGGCGTGCCAAGGTCTCGTTAAGCCTTGG